AAATACTCCCGCTATCAACTGACGCTAGTATAACGGAAGCAAATCATCTGCAATGCATTAAGCAGCAGGCAAATTGAGGATAAAAAAAACCCCCACATCATGTGGGGGAAGACAGGGATGGTGTCACAAAAAAGCACCTAACCTGATGATATAAATGGATTTATATCAACCACTGTCCACATAGCGTCCACATCGACCATAAATAAAGCCCCTCAACTGAGGGGCTATTTTTGTGATCACATCCACATAATTTGCTGCCCTGACGGCAACGGGTGCGGCCTTACGGCGTGGACTTCTCCCGGCTTCACGATGTATCGCTGTACCGACTCATAAGTGATGAACGTGGCACTGCAATTCACGTTCTGGCACTGATGATAACGCTCTTTTGTCGTGTCAGTGATATAGCGGCTTGTACGCGCATGTGCGGCATGCTGGCATAAAGGACAATGAAACATCGCGAGCACCTCTTCCGGTTTTGTTGATGGTGCCATTTTAGTTAAATTACCCTTATAAAACAAACAGATAAAAGAAACACTTTACTCATCACCTTCTGTTTCGTACTCCACATCAGAAAGCCTGACCTCAAGCTCTAAGGACGTCGTGAAGCCGCTATTATTGAGAAAATGTGCCACCTTAGTGATTGTCCAGTCCTGCTCGTCTATGACGCGCTTAAAGCCTGATACTTTGACCGGCGTTTCCGTGTAAATATCTGCCCGACCAGTAGCCAGACTGATGGAGAACTCCGCAACGCCCCGTTGCAGCTTATCCCACTTCGCCTGAGCGGCGCGCATGGCCTGCGCTTTCGTGGCATATACCGTGGTCAGGGCAAAAACGTTGTCAGCCTCACCTGCCATGTATTCACCTTCGCGCGCTTCCGGTACTTTTGGCGCTTTCTTCTGCGTGACTGGTTTCGCTTTCGGGTGCTCCAGTGCGCGCAGGTGTTTCTCTTTCTTTTTGCGTTTCAGTTTTACCTTCTGCTTTTGCGGCTTCGGGTCTTTGGTGTGTAACCACTTTGCCGTTACGCCGGTGTAAGCTCCACGGTCAGCAATCGCAAAATGATGACGGTCGCCGTCGCTGCGGGTGATGGTAATCTGCGGGATTTTTTTACCACTGGCCGTCACCCCCTGCCCCGCTTTGAGAAACAACAGTTTTCCCATTTTTACAGAGACCTCACCGCCGTTGCGTTCTGCAAGACGGGTCAGGAATTTCGCATCAGACTCCTGCGACTGGTCGATGTGCGGGATTTTAATTCCGGCCAGTGACGGAGCGACACTGGCTTCCAGTCTGTTACGGGAGGCTATCGCCTCAACAATCGCACCGAGCGTGGTGTCATGCCAGGAGCCTTCACGGCGGGAATTGAGCGTCCCGCGGAAATCTGCACTCCGGGCGCGGATGGTGACCACATCCGGCGCGCCCCGGTGTTCAACCTCATCAACGGTGAATTTCCCTTTGCATACCAGGGCAAAACCTTTCCAGCCGATATACACCGTCAGGACAGCGCCACGAACCGGCAGCCCGACCTGCCCGTCGGCATCGTTCAGTTCAATATCAAGCTGGTCAGCCTCAAAGCCCCGGTTATCCGTCAGGGTCATGCTCATCAGACGGTCGCTGATATTGCCGGTAATATCCCTGCTGTCGAGCATCAGCATGTAATCCGGCGTCAGCGTACTGCCTGCATCAAATGTCAGCGCGTCCAGCATTATCCCGCCCCCGTCATACCCGTGAATTTAGTCGCCATACTGCCAGCCTTACCGATGAGCGATTCCGCCTGTTTACCGATATCGCCATAAAGCGCGGCCAGTGATTCATCAACGCGGGTGAGCGACAACGTAAAATCAATTTTCCGGGGTGTGCCGTCTGCAAAGAAAATACTCCCTGTTTCACTCACCCTGCTGATGACATACATGCCGTAAATCATGCCGGTGCCATCCAGCAACGGCCACGCCCGGCCTTCCTCTGCCATCAGCCTGAGCGTGGTCATCGTCAGCTTGCCGCCGGTCAGTTCGGGATAAAGCACGCCGGCAAGCGTGATGTTTTCCTCACCCACACCGAGAAACTGAAAGGCATCCCGTTTACCGATACGGGAATTTGACGGCCAGCGATAATCTGATTCACGCTGCATGGTCTGGTGTGGCAGCGTCTGGCGCATAAAAACAAACATACCTAACGCGAGCATCATTTTTCGTCACCTCCTTAACCGTCATGCATCATGCTGGCACGGGCGCGCGCACGTTTATCCCGCTCGTATTTTTCGAGCGCATCCTGTAACTGGCGGTCAAGCTGTGTCCCCGGCGCAGTACCACCCGTCAGGCTGATGTGATATTCGTTTTTACTCTGGTCCACATAAGAGCGGCCAGCCGGTGCCGTGACCGGCTGATAAGCCTGATAGCCTGCATAAGAGCTGGTCGCCGGAATATAACCACCGGTGCCATACGTGGCGGCATTAGTCCTTGCGGCGGTCTGGTCAAGTGTGTCTGACTCTTTGTTGATGACACCGAGTTTTTCCAGTACCCAGTCAATACCACTGCGCAGTTTGTTGAACGCATTAAGCGGCAGCATCAACGCGTCAGCCAGTGCCTGCCCGAACATGACACCCGTGTCACGGCAACGGTTCAGGGTGTCCTGGGTGGCTTTGACCGGGGCAATCAGGTTTTTAAACCACTGCCACGCGGCCTGTAACTTTTCGCCCAGCCAGTCAAACACCGGCTTAAGTGGCGTGAACAGTTCCCCCACCGGCGCAAATGCCGCTTTCAGCCCTTCCACCACACCGCCAAAGAATGCGCTGACAGGCTCCCAGTATTTACGAATAAGCAACGCCCCGGCGACAATGGCGGCCACCACGGCAACAACCGGCCAGCTAATCGCCCCGATGGCCGTCATAACAGCACTGCCAACCGTCGTGAAGATTGCCCCCATTGCGCCTGCTGCCGCGATGATGGCATTGATGCCGGTGATAACCGGCCAGGCTACGAGGCCAATGGCACCGATGACGCCAGTCAGCGCCAGTGCGCCACCGACAATGAGGCCGATGGTTGACGCCAGTGATTTGTTTTTCTGGATCCAGCCGTCGAGTTTTAACACATACTTTGTGGCCGTCTGTGTGAGCTTACGCAGTGCGCCTTCCTGCTGGTCAAACAGGTCAGTCCCCACCGCCTCATAAGCGGACTGAAACTCCTTAAAGTCACCGCCGAGGTTATCCTGCATGACTTTAACCAGCTCTTCCGTTTTACCGTCTGAGGCTTTCAGCGTGGCGGTCAGCGTATCCAGTTTTCCGCTTGCTGCCGCTGCCAGTAAAACGTTCGCTGATTTCAGGGCTTCCTCACCAAAAATGGTTTTAAGGTATTCCCCCTTCTGAGACGTTCCCAGCTTGTGTTTATCAAAGCTGGCCTGAATCTCTTTCAGAATGGTGAACAACGGGCGCATATTTCCCTTTTTGTCCGAGGTTTTAACGCCAAGCTCTTTGAGTGCATCCCATGCTTTCCCTGTCGGAGCCTGTAATCGGGTGACAACGGCACTGCTACCCGTACCCGCCATTGACCCCCTGATGTTATTGTCATGCAGCACACCTGTCATGGCTGCTGCCTGCTCAAGACTTACACCTGCCGTCTTCGCAACCGGGCCGAGATAAGTCAGTGCATCACTGAGTCCCTGAAAATCAGCCGCCGACTTATTCATCGTTGCCGACAACACGTCGCCCACATGACTGACATCATCATTTGACAGTTGAAAGGATGCCTTAGTCCCCAGCAACAGTTGCGCGTTTTCTTCCATCGACCGCTGATTCGCCAGTGCCATATTCAGCGTGACCGGCGTTGCCGCCTGAATAGCCGCAGCATCTCCACCGGCTTTCGCAATGATAATCTGTGCACCGGCTGCATCATCCGCCGAGGCGGCAGTATTGTCACCGAGCTGGCGCGCCTGCTTGCGGAGTGCGGCCATTTCGGCGGAGTCTTTTGCCACGCCGAGCACGGCCTGCAATTCTGAGTTTTTCTGCGCAAACTCATAACCGGGCATCAGCAACTTAACACCGGCCATCGTTCCCGCCGCCGCAATCCCCACACCGGCAGCGCCCACTGAGGCCATAGTTCCGGCCAGTTCCTTTCCGGCCTGATAACGCTGTTTTACTGCGTTAAGTTTTGCCTGTTGCGCACTGACACGCGCCAGCGCGTCACGCTGCCGGTTAAGCTGCGCGGTGGTTTCACTGATACGGTTTTTCAGCCCCTGCTCATCATGTGCAAGATTGCGGGTATTAATTCCCACAGCAGCCAGTTCCCGCTGCTGGCGTTTAACGGAATCCGCCAGGCGGTTATATTTCGCCTGTAAGTCCTCCGCTGCTCGCTTTGCGGATTCCAGCACTTTCGCCTGAGCACGGGTCGGACGCTCGGTGTTTTTAAACTGTGTGGCAAGGGCTTCGGCCTCCTGCCGTGCCTTTTCAAGTGCATGACCAGTCACGGCGAGCTGTGCACTGGTCTTGCGGAATCCCTCAATACGGGATGCCTGACCGTTCAGCTCGCGCAGTGATTTTTGTGTTTCCCGGATATCCCCCGACAGCGACTTACTCGCTGTGCGGATGGATTTAAACGGGCGGGATGCCTGGTCAACAGCCCTGAGCAATACCTGTAATTTTACATTGTTACTCATTCGTGTTTCCGCTTCGCCGGAGCGCCTTTTCGCGCCATGTGATGAGTTCGGTCAGGCTCATGGGATACAGTTCTGATGGCGGCCAGTGAAATATCACTGCCACATCTGCCATCAGGTCATCGACCGACAGATTTTTCGGAAACGTCACTGCACCGAGTTCGGCGACAAAAAACCGACCACCTTACCGGCCAGCGCCACAAGGTCAGGCAGTTCCAGCGCGGCGACCTCCTGCTCGGTCAGCATCGGTGCCGTCATGCGCGGCAGTACCTTAATCAGTGCATCGACTTCGGAGTTTGCAACCGCAGCCAGACTGACACCGCGCAGCGTCCCGGCATTGGGTTTCATCAGCGTGACCTGTTCGATAACCTGCTCACCACGCTTGACCGGATTGTCCAGGGTAATCACATTTTCTTTGTTCATGGTTTTCTCACTTCTGAATCGGGGTTAACCGGTCAGCCAGGCTGACCGGATGAAAATCACAGGCCGATATTGCGGCGGTGTTGCTCCAGCCGGTCGACGCCGTTCACCTTCTCAATCATGTTGATGGTGTCGATTTCGACCAGCTCCTTACCGTCCATCGTCAGCCGGAAATAGGTGCAGACCACGGAGATTTTCGACTCGGTGTCTTCTCCCTGTTTGCCCTCGCCGGTGTCGATTTCTTTCTGACGTCCACGCATGACCACTTCGACGGCCACCGTTTCGCCGGTATCGTCACGCTGGTAAGAGCCTGCAAAACGAATCGGCACAGCATCCACACCGGTTGCGGCGTAAAGCTCCCAGATAACCGAATCCGGGAAGCCACCGAGCGACCACTCCATTGACAGCGCATCGTCATCAAGGCCGAGGTCTACCGGTGCGCTGCCGTTCATCCCCGCACCGCGATAGTTTTCGAGCTTACGGGTCAGTTTTGGCAGCGTGACGGACTTTGCAACGCCCTGATAGCTGTAGCCGTTCAGAAAGACGTTCATTAACTTGAGTTTGCGCGGCATTGCCATCGGTCAGGCTCCTTAATTGCTGTTAACCGAAGTGACCAGATTTGCCAGGTATTTATCGGTAATGCGCTGGCGCAGGGTCAGATTTTCAAGAGGAGGCACCGGGGTATAGTCGTAGTCGATATACAGTTTTCCGGCCTTGAGGGTTTCCGCATCGTTGGACTCTTCGCTGAACCAGCAGGTCGCATCCACGATATAGCCGTTTGTTTTCAGCTCACGGAATTTGGCATTGATGCCGTCAACGATGTCGCGAATCAGCGTTGCGGTGATGGGCTTGTCCACCGCCCACATATGCGCCTCAGCCATCGTGTCGGCCAGCACCTGCGCGGTGCGGGTGTAGTTTTCAAAGAGGAACAGCGGATCATCAGAGCAGGTACGGTTACCCCAGAAGCGGAAACCGTCACGGCGAATCAGCGTTGTGACGCCTGACTCGTTAAGCAGGTCAGCATCGGTGCCGGACTCCTGCAAATCCCAGAATACGGACGCGCTGATGCCGGTAACACCGTTCACCCCGACGTTGGACAGCGTTTTATGCCAGCCCTGCTCCTGGTCGATTTTAGCGCGCAGACCCAGCGCACGGGCGGTGGCATACGCGGTGGCGGTGGTACTGGCGACCGTATCCCATGCGAGGAAATCCGGCCAGATGACCATCAGCTCACGCTGGCTGAAATTCTGGCGGTAGGCTTTCACCTCGGAAATGGTTTTACAGCCCCATGCGCTGATATACCCGAAAGCGCGCAGCTTCTGACAGACTGATGCCAGTGCAACAGCCACCTCTTTGGTGTCCAGTCCCGGCACGCCGAGAATACGCGGTTTAACACCGGTTACCGACTCTGCCGCCAGCAGGGCCTTCAGTCCGGTGTACTGACCGTTTTCGTCAGTGGTGCCGATGATATTGGAAACGGTCTGCGCGAGTTTCGTTTCTTCGTCTTCGCCGGTGCCGTCTTCCACACGTACGACAACGGTGACCGGTTTTGACTGGTCGGCGATAGCCTGCAACGACGCCGCCAGCGTGCCTTTTTTACCGGCCTTTGCAATTGCACTCTGCACATTGGTAATCAGCACCGGTTTATTGAGGGGGAAGATTTCCGCATCCGCATCGCTGGCCGTGCAGACCATGCCAACAATGGCGGTGGATACGGTGGAAATGACGCGGGTGCCGTCGTTAATCTCCAGCACCTGCACGCCGTGATGATAGTCACTCATCCGTTTAACTCCGTGGTTAATGGGTGCAACTATTTTCTGTTGGGCAGTGCATGAGACGCTATTTGACCTGGCTGGTCAGTGGATGAAACAACAGATAAAGAAAAGGCAGGCAATTCGCCCGCCTGTCCTGATTTGTACTCACTCATTTTCCGACTGACAATTTACATAGCCAAAACGCTATCAAATCTGACAGTCTGCTTTGAGCGAGGAGCAGAGGTTAGTTTTAGTTAACCAAAATGATAAAAAGCAGTAGAAAAATCCGCTCATTACGTTATGGTTATAAGCCGCACATAATCATCCGAGCCAAATCCTCTTGATTTCAAAGAATTAGCACTTGCTCTTCACTAGAAACTATGGTTCTGACTTCACGCTCAAATGTTGGATCCATTATCATTTTTCTATTTGTTGGAATAGTAAATTTACCGAGTACCATGACAATGCTACTCAACGGAAATAATTTTGGAGTAACATTTCCTAATTGAATCGTAGGATATATATTAAAGCCCCCTTTTATCCTCATTGGCGAACCTTCAATGAAGTGTCGATAATTAAATTTCGCCATAGGGATTCTCGCCACATGCACTTTCATAATTACAGCAACCTGAGCTATTTTTACTTTCTGGAGGTAAGTTGACAATCGTTCTAACTGCGTTGTTTCATAGAAAAAATCAGACCACGTTACAGTACTTGTTCCAGTAACAATTTTTATGCTGTTTCTCTTGTTGGGGTGAGCTTTTCCATATTCATAGATCTCCCGTAAGCTATCCATGTTCTTCACATAGGGGGCTTTCCGACCTCTCTTGACATAAACGCGGTCTGTAGTATCAGAAGGTGGATTTGCCTGCATAGCTGCAGCTTTTCTGCTTAATTTAGAGATATCATCTTCATCGAGTATATGTATACGGAATATATTATTACCTGTGGCAAGCGCACGGCTGATATCATGACTGGAATCACTTGCATAAATTGTATTCAATCCTGAAGTTCCATACTGACATAATTTGTCATGCGTGAAATTTTTTTCCAGTCTAAAGAAGGCGGGGATATGCAAGGTTTTATTAAAACTCCGACGAATATGGCTTTTGACATACACCAAATGAGCAGAGCAATTTGGGTCAGGACATTTGAGTGGATAGGGATTAACACTATAATTAAAAGTATTTACATTTACTAAAATCTGATTGTTATCAATAGCCTGAGTTATACGAATACCACTCATTACTCCTCCATAAAGATAGGCGCAAGCATTTAGTAATAAACCATTAACATGCCGAGATCATACCCGATCATTGAAATGTAAACACTCCCCTAAGACGGCTGCTGGCATAATATTTTATGACATCAGCAATGCCCACCTCTGGCACAGAGTGGACTGTCAGATTAGGCTTTACTCTGTGCCATAGATATGTAAGCCCACACTAGAGCTCATACAACTTATTGCGGCATTTCCGGCCATTCAGGATTTGCAGGATCCACACGGCTGACCAGAACGCTGTAGCGTTCCCATGACTCCAGTCGTGCACGTTCCTCATCCGTCGCCATATTCAGCCTGACAGCGCGTTCCAGTGGCTGAATAACGCTTTCCGCTTCGGAAAGTAACGCGGCCTTTTGTGATTCTGCCTGTTGTTGCTGTTCATCTGCCGTATAAATCCGTTTAACCACAGCACCATCCTTAAACATCCATTTACCTGAGTCGTCAGCACGTCGATTGGAGGTAATATCAGGAACCTCAACAACGCTAAAACCTTCAGGATTAAGCGTTGAAGCATCTCTGGTGATGGCGACAATAATATTATTTTCATCGTAAACAATCTTTATTGTGTCTGGCTGAAAGTTCTTCACTTCCTCATACCAGTTTTTTCCGTCTTCGGACCATAACCAGATAACATCAAAATTCTTTGTTAGCTGATATTGTTCTTTTGTTTTTGGATTACCTGACTTAATGTTCTTTAAATGCTGCATAACTTACACCTGCGCAACGTTATACCATGTGCCATTGATGTACTTTTGTATCGGCCTGAAGATGGCTTCATCATCGCCATCTACTTCACCAATGATTCTTAATCCGGTAATCGTGTGTCCGGCTTTTTCATAACGACCACCTCGCGCCATCAATTGAACAACTCGCGTACCCAGGCGAACATCTTTCACATAGCGGGAATCAAAATTCCCCCAGTTGCTGGGTTGCATCTGACCATTAACAGCAAATATTACCGAGTTATCTGTATTTCGCTGGCTATAGAAATGCCATCCGGACTCATCGCCTAACTCTGCAACCACTGGACGGTTGGAAGCACCCCATAAATTAAAGGTAATATTCTTCGTGGATGTGTTAGAGCTGGATAGCGAGAACTTTTTACTATCCCCTACCTGAATATTTTTAAAAGCAATAGCCACTCCATTCTGAAAACGGAATACACGCTGACTGTTAGCATAAACATCAAGAATACCGTCTCCATTCTGTTTAAATCCGGTATCATTATCACCAAGGACAATAGAGCTACCACCTAGTGCATTCGTCGTACCAACTCCAAGACAGCCATTAATGACGGCATTAACAAGAATATTTAGTGCATCCCATTTCAGCGTCATCAGGTCTTTTGTTGTGGTACTCTGGCGGCTTCTCCATTTGAAATATTCATTGCCGTTATCCCCCGTTTCAAACCACATGTATGAATCAGCGTCACCATCGGCATCATTTTTAAATCCAATCTTCGCCCAGTCAGTATTTCGAATCCAGGCAAGGATTGAGTCGTTTTCAAAAGTAATCCCGCCGGACAAGATATCGCCATTCTTTTGCACCGCGTTCCTGGCCCTGTTTACCGTTTCCAGCAAACCGAGATATTCGATAACGGCGGCAACGGTCGATTTAGCCAGAATATCCCGCCCGACTTTTGTCAGGGTCGCCAGGCTGGCAACATCATTCCCCGTAAAATACGGAAACCTGTCTGCCGCAGTAGCAAGCCCCGCCAGCGCCGTCAAAGTGGCATCTTTCGGTTGCTTACTCGCAAGCGCATTAGTCATGGTGGTAGCAAAATTCGGGTCATTGCCCAGCGCCGCCGCCAGCTCGTTCAGCGTATTCAGTGCGTCAGGCGACGAGTCTACAAGGGCGGCAATCGCGGCCATAACGAAAGCCGTGTTTGCGATCTGAGTATTATTCGTTCCCTGTCGCGCAGTTGGCGTCGTTGGCGTTCCGGTCAGTGCAGGGCTGTTTAATGGCGCTTTCTTGTTCGTTTCATCCATTACCGTCTTAACGGCTTTTGGTGTTGCGGCGAGCGTTTCAGACGTGCTGTTAGTCGCACTACTGAGCTGAACAAGGCCTTTTCGCGCGGTGGTGGCGTCCTGTGCGGTATATTTCCCGTTAGCAAGGTCATATGCGGCCTTAACCGCTTTCGGCGTTGCGGCCAGTGTTTCAGACGTGCTGTTGGTCGCACTGCTTAACTGAGTAAAACCTTTGGCGGTCAGCGAGGCGTCCGGGTGACGTCGTGACTGTTCATGTTCTGCAATTTTGTCATCAACGTAATCCTGCGTTGCCATCACCGTTGTGGTGTCAATGGTCAGCGCCACTGAGGCCACACTGCTGACGATGATGACCATGCGGCAGGTCTGCGAACGCCCTGAGCCTTCGGCAAGAGCTGGCTTATAACTTTCAGCCATGTTCGCCACGGCAATTAACGTTCCAGCATCATCGTACAGGCCAAGCTCACGCATCCAGAAACCGCCCACCTCCGGCGGAATAACCAGCTCTGCGATAATATAATTACTGTTTCGTTTGTCCTGGCTGATTTTGTTCAGCGCATGTCGCCAGACTTCGTGGATAAGCCCGGTCTGTCCGGCATCCGGGACAGGCAATTTACCACCGCCATCCCCGACGGCCATCGTGGTAATGTTGACCTTCCGCCCTCCCGGTGCGGTTGCCGCTGCCAGCTTTGCTGCACCGGCAGTGGTGATAACGGTTTTGAATTTTGTGCTCATTATTCCTCACTTATCCGGGGTAAACCGTAATTACATCGCCGTCGTAAGCCATACCACCGGCGAACAGGTAGCCGGGAATGTCCCGGGTAATGTTCAGGCCAATAAGGTGACGGCTTGCAGGTTTGGCATCAGCAATCAGCCGTTCCATTTCCTGATACATTGCCTCTGTGATGCCGCTTTCCAGTACACCAATATCAAGCCGGAAGGTGCCGGGCGGGTCACTGTTTTCCCACCACTCCGTCACGTTGATGAGATAGCCGAGCGGCTCCACCACACGCCGGATTGCACCTATCGTGCCCTTATGACAGTGGATGAAATAGGCATCGCGGATAACGGTGCGTTTTGTCGCTTCCGGCCACTTTTCATCCCACCTGTCGACCGAAAACGCCCACGCCAGCCACGGCAGCAGATTTGCCGGACAGGTATCCGGGTTCCACAGTTCACGAATCCTGACCGGCGTTTTTTCAATTTCCGCACAGGCTTTTGCGGCAGCAACTTCAAGCGGTGATGAGCCGGTCGGCAGCAGTCGCGAATCACTCATCCGAGCCTCCGGTCACGACGCGATATTCGGTACAGAAAGACGCCTGCGTACTGTTGAGCACAATGTCGGCCAGCGGTGCAGTCAGTTCGACACGCTGCACGCCTTCCACATGCAAAGCGGCATAAATGGCAGACAGACGGATGTCACGCCCCAGCCGGTGCTGTGCCGTGATATACGCTTCCAGTTTTTTCACGGCGGCAGCGCGGATGGGTTCGCTTTCGGGACCAGGGTAAAGGTAAAGCGTGGCGTTTATCTGGTATTCAACAATGGCGGCAGACTGCACGGTCACGCGGTCGGCCACCGGCCTGACGTCCTCGCCATTAAGGGCGTTACGCACCACGGCCAGCAGGTCTTCGGATGCGACACCGTTATTTTCACGTGACAGCACAGAGATGGTGACGCAGGCCGGAGACGGACTGGTGACAGAGATATCCGCGACACGCCCGTCGGCACTGCGACCATGATACTGATAGGCACCCACCGACCCGGCGACGCTTAAGCCCTCAAACGCCTGCTGAATACGCAGACGATAATCGGTGTCAGACTCCATCACTGCCGGTGTCGGCGGAATGGTCGAATCATCTGCCGGGGTGATAGTCAGGCGCGTGGTGTTGTAATTGGCACCAATCACATCAAGGTCATTACCGGCGGCACAGGCCAGCATCACCGCCCGTGCGGCCTCATTCACACGCTGACGCCAGATAAGCTCACGATAAGCATTTTCTTCCAGCAGTTTGACGAGAGGCTCAGATTCCAGTGTCAGGGTACGGGCGACCGCCTCCTGCTGATCTTCCGGGTAAAGGGAAATCAGTGTCGCCTTGCGTTCAGCGAGAATGCTTTCAAAGTCCAGCTCCTCGACCACATCCGGTGCGGGTAGCTGGTTCAGGTCGATAATTGGCATGGTTTCAACTCACAGGGATGGTTAATGAAAGTGGCTGGCCGGTGTCGTTGTGCTGGCCGGTTAACGTGACCGTCATTCGCCCGTCAAAACTGCGCTCAGTGGTGACGGATGACAGGGTGACGCGGGGTTCCCATTTCAGCACCGCCATGTAACAGGCGACCTTAATCTGCAACTCAAGCGCCGGGGTCTGCGGCTGGTCAATCATTGATGCCAGCAACGAGCCGTAATCACGACGCATCACCCGTGAGCCGACCGGTGTGCGCAGGATATCGCCGATACTCTGGCTGATATGCTCAAGGTCAGTGACAGTCAGGCCATCACTGCGATTCATTCCGAGATAACGCGCTGTCATAAAGGACTCCCGGTTGTGCCGCCGCTGTCGCCGGGGTGTTTATGGGTATGCAGTACCTTACCGTTTGATGAGAGTTCACCGCCGGTGTGTTCAATGTTGCCGCGCATCGTCCCGCCCTTCTGCACTTCCAGCGTGCCGGTAATCAGCCTGTTGGTGCAGACCACCTCCGGGGTGTCCAGGGTGACGCGGGTTGATGCTTTCACCATGAACACCGGCACCGTGGCAGTAACAGAATCAGAAGCCGTCACGCTGGCCGTTTTAATTCCGCTTACCGTGAGTGCACTGGTTTCGGGTTCATATTCAATCACCGCCCCGTCAGGGAAACGGATATGCAGGGCATCCGCCGACACAGACGGCGAGGGGTTATCGCCGGAATAAATCCCCGGCAGAACGAACGCCGTGTCGAGTTCACCACCCACGGCCAGAATCAGCACCTGTTCCCCCACGGAAGGTGCCCACCATGTGCGCGAACGCCCGGCACGATGGGTCAGCCACTGAAGCCAGTCGGTGCACATGCCGCCGGTCTGCACGCGGCAGCGACCGGCGTTAAGGTCGGTTTCGACGATAATGCCGGTGCGAATCATGTTGCGCAGTGCGCGCGCGAGTTCCTGAATATTTGCGAGAGTGTTCATGCATGTGAGATTGCACAATATATAAAAGTTATGCTATCTGGATTCATTTGTAGAACTACCAGACAACATTCAAGGAGAGCGTAATGGTCAGCTATAATGTGACTAATGTGTGGGGGCTAATCGTTTTTTTCCTTTGTAGCTTTGCAGTATTAGCATTTTTTAGCTTTGGTAAAAGTAACCTTATGAGGCTTATTGCACATTATTTCAATTTTGGATATTCAGACAAAAAATTAAAAAGACTTGACCGCGAGTGGCGCGACATTCAACTATTTAAAATAATTAACGGAATCAATGTATCAGGCATTGAAAATGTGAGAATGATACAGCAGGGACTGATTGATGGAAAACTAAAAACATCGTATTTTTTCCTTACTCGCATCTGGGGTGACATAACAAAACCACCACACATAATTAAAACAATAATTGTAATTCTGGCCAGTATTATTTATATTCTCTTCGCATGTTATATACACAACAAACAATCCGCTATAGTAAGAGATGCCATAGGCATACCATATAAAAATATGATGTACTATGTTTATAGTGACAAAGTTCTTTTATCCTTCAAAAATAAAGCAGTTGAATTTAATAAAACTTATAGCCTTGCCGATTGCAAGAGACTGCAAAACGTATTTATAAAAGACACACTTCCTGAAATCGCCTGCAATAAGCTCTTACAGCTAAACGAGGAGGACTCCGAATGGTTAAGCCAGGAGATTAAAGATAATAACAGTCACAAAAAAGCATTATTAATACTATCCCTCGTCTATTTCACTTCAGGTCTGGTTATATTCCTGTCATATACAAAATTCTTTTACGCCAATAAGAAGGTTTTAGAATACAAAGCATCAAATAAAAATCACTCATAAACCTCTAAACATTGAGCGACCAGCATGGCCGCTCAATGTTTAATTGCGCATCAGCCTCTGCCTGGATAAAACTAACGCTCAAGGTGAGCCAGGATAATCTCCTCAATCATCTGCACATCCTTACCGGTAAAGCCGAGCAAAGGACGCGCCGGATAATCAATTTTCTTACCGTCTTTCCGGGTTTCTTCCGACAGACCAAACTGATGCACGCTGGCGATTTTCGGTGACTTCCCGCCGTAAAATTCCATTGATGCCTGTTCCGGGCTGGCGCGGATATGCAAAAAACGACTGGTGATAAGTTTCGCAAACATTTTTCGCTTAACGCGACCGGTCTTTTTTCTGGCGCTCTGCTGCTGGCGTGGCGCGTAGGGTGTGCCGTCCGGGGCTTTCTGTGCCATCACCCGACGCTGCTGACTCTGACGCAGACGTTTCGCCAGTTCGGCGCTCAGTCGCCGACGCCCTGACGGTGACAGCGATTCAATCAGCCCGGTCAGCCGGTCTTCAAAACGCTTAAACTCATTCATCCCACTTACTCACCAGTTCGCCATTGATATAAAGCTCCATCGGGCGGGTGACCGGCTCCGGCGGCGGGGGTTCCGGGATATTCTTCACATGCAGCGCGCCGCCCACCTCACTGACCAGCGTGCGTTCGGTCAGCATCAGGCTGATACTGATATCAAAGCTGCTGTCATTGTTGATGTCTGCATAAAACGTGAAGCCTTTTTTCTGGCCTTCGTCGGTGGTCATGATGTCGGGCTGATTTTCCCGCAGCCACGCCAGCACCGGCACGATGAGCAGGTCAAAATCACCGGTAAAATCGGTCACAATGACATTGAGCGTGTAACGCTTTTCGAATGACAGCGACGTCGCCAGTGTGGAGGCAATACTCCCGTTATCCACGAATATCCGAAGCATATCGGGGTTAGTTTTCAGCACCGTGACGGCATCAGTCAGCGCCCTGCGCAGGCTGTCGGGTTTGAGCATCGTTTTCGTCCTGACAGTGTTTAATCATTTTTACCTGGCTGGCACAGCGTGCCAGCGCGTTCTCAAGCTGTCGGATATCGGCACTTAAATCGCCGTTCGTCTCCGGGTCACTGCCCGGCATCGGGCAAAGACTCACTTTCGGGCAGGCGTTGTGGACAATCACTGGCGTCGGTGCAGGCGGGGCGCTGGTGCAACCGGCGCACAGCATCAGGCAGGTCAGCGCCATACCAGCGGCGGAAATCTTCGTTTTCATTGAGTAATCTCGTGATGGTTTTCTCGCGCTGAGCTTCACGCTTCGCGGCGTTTTCCAGTTCCTGACGCAGTACCACCTGCGCCAGCTCGTTTTTGTCTGCTCTGGTGAGGGCAACATGAAGCTGATTTTTCAGCATGGTGATGGTCGTCTGCTGCCCACTGGCGACATTGTTCGCCCTGTCCAGCGAGGCGCGCAGGCTGGCATTTTTGTGTTTCACCAGAAACAGCCCCGCCAACGCCAGCGATAACAACACGACCAGCACAATCATCAGCTTTGACATGGTTCCCGCCCCTCAAGACGCTGACGACAGGCTTTACGTATCAGCCGGAAAAACAGCGACGCCACAAGATAAATCAGCGCGGTAAAAATCCACCCGGCAGCGACCAGCGAGATAAACGTCGCCACCATCACTACCAGAGCCGCCGCCCGCCTGCGCCACGGCACCGGCTGCAAAAACAGCGACGTGACAATCTTCACGGCCAGCGATTCCGGTGGCAGCTCCCGCCCGTAGCGTTCCAGCACATACTCAGTGGCATACACGCCGACACCACCGGCAACCACACAGATAACCGTCGCCAGAATCGCCCAGGCGGCGACAAAATTGACGGCCACGCTCTGCGGGTAAATCAGGGACAGTGCCAGCATCAGCGCCAGCGACACATTCAGCATCAGTGAAAGGGATAATTTCTTCATGGTGTTTACTCCGTTTAAGCCGGTACACCGCCGGCGGTACGCCAGACGGTGACCAGTTTTTCCAGTGAATGCTCACGCTGACCGTAACCGGCACCCGGCAGGGACGCCCAGATATTGCGACAGCGTGAAATGGCGCGCTCAATGCGTCCCGCCCGGATGTCATCCAGTGCACCGCGTTCGCGGATCAACTGAATGGCGAGTCTGTCCTGTGACAACGGACTGAAATCCGGCAGGGCAAGCTGTTTGCGGTAGTGCGGCCAGAACAGGTAAAGCTGCTGATAGCGACCGGAGGCCGTGGATTTTTCACCGCGACGGTTAAACACCTTCGCCGGCCGGCCATGCGCGAACGGGTGGTCACTGTAGTCAGTGAAAATTTCCGGCTTCCCGTCCAGTCCGGTGACTATCACGTCATAGCCCCGGTTTTTCGTCAGCGGATGATTCGCCGTCCCTTCGGACACGGCCAGCATGTCGAGAAAGGCCGCGATATTCTGATGCGTGTTAATTACCGGCATTACTGTTTCCCCCTGCCCTTAAAACGGCGCTGAATGGCAATCTCAATCACCTGATAACCGGCGATACCCAGCATGGAGCCGATGCCGCACACCGCAGGCAGTGACAGGTCAGGAAACTGCACCAGAACAACACCGGCAACCATCGAGACAAAACCACCGAGCAACATGCGCCCGATAAACAGACGCGGGGTGATGGGTTCACCACCGGCAAGCACCTTGCCGACAACAATCAGCACTCCAATCATGAAAAGCGACAGGACGCTTTTTTCTTCTGCTGTCATGCGTTACTCCCACAGATTGACAGTTTCAGCCACGGGCGCGGTCTGAACGTCGGGCAGTTCGACGGCGGTGCCGTGCGGCAGCACCGCGCCCAGTTCAGCCAGTCCCGGATTTGCGGCGAGCACGGTCTCAACCACGCCCTCAGTGCGCCCGTAATACCGGACACAAATGGCGTCGAGCGTGTCGCCCTGTAGCGCAAAGGTCTTCATCAGATTTGACTCACGATGCAGCGCGGCTTGTCCTGGATACGCGCCACTGCCCAGCGCATATCCCGCCACAGCTCATCAATGGTGCTGTCAATGCTGTCGGCCTTCTTGTCGCCCTTGGCACTGGCATCCACGCCGCGATAACGCTCATAAAGCGACGCGGTCGCCATCGCACACACGGCGCGCTCGTAGTAAAAAACTTTGATGCTTTCACCGTCGATGTCGTCCGCCGGGACGTCCGCCAGACGCGTAAAACCGGCAGCAATTTTCTGTTCGCGGTACTCGTACAGCTCCGCATTCGTCTCCGCCATGCCTGACTTGATGGCCTCACGCAGACGGGCGGGGGCGACGGTCTGCTCAAGACGCATACGTTCCCGGACGCGCTTCGGGTCGATATCGGGAAAAAAGAACGTGTTTTTAATCACCGGCTCGTCGCCTGCCGGTTGCGGGATGACCACCGTACCCTCACCGGACACGGGAGCCTCCTTTCGCGGAATAATCAGCGTCATCATGACTACCTCTGAAAAGTCGGGCGGTGGACGCCGGTGCAGTGTCAGGTGATTCACCCTCACTGACCGGCGTGCCGCCCTGGCGCGGGGCGCATTCGGTTGTTAACTGGCTTTCTTTTTCGGGCGTCCACGTTTTGCCGGTGTCACGCTCCGGATCTTACGCGGGGCGCGGGTGGCCGCTTTGGGCTGCGGCTCCGGCTTCGGTTTCAGCTCCCGCTCCAGTCGTTCAATCTCTTTTTTGACGCCTGCCTGACAGTCGAGCTGTGTCGCACGTTGCAGGTGAGCCAGCGCACCGGCGGCATCACCACCGTCACGCAGAAACAGACCGGTGATTTTGTGCAGCTTTGCGCGCACTTCATCAGGCATGTCAGCCGTGGCGGTCAGTTCAAGGGTCTCCGTCAGCAGGCGGGTATCCACAGACTCACCGGCAGCGTGAGCGCGCATGGCCGCGAGCGCCACCTCCTCGGTGAACATGTACGGCGGGGTGCGGCGGTGTTTACCCGGCATGGTCAGACCGTACTTCAGGGCATAACGGGCAATCTCCAGCGCACCGGCAATATCGCCGGTATCCAGACGCCACAGCATGACCGTCATCAGAATGTCATCCTGTGCACCTTTGCCCTGCTCCAGCACGCCGTTCACCCACGGCAACCAGAACGGCAGCAGTTCGCGCTTTTTCGCGGCCTTAAGCTCTTTTGAATAAATCGCTTTCAGTGTGCGCTGGTCTGCGGCGAGCTTAACCAGCATCTGCTCATAGACAGTTGCATGTCGCAGCGGGGCGGCTTCCCGCTGCGCGGTCATCGCTGCCGAGACCCGCATCATGTGGCGCTGTGCGGGACTCGTCATCGGTTACGCTCCCGGCTCTGCGGTCGCCTTAGTCGGTGTGGAGAAATCACCGACCTTAATTTTTTCCACCAGGCAACCGGCGGCGTAGTCTTCCACCACGTAATCAATATTCATTGACTCGTAGTTCTCCACGCGGTCGAGTTTCGGGTTTTCCTCAATCACGCGGCGATGGCTGTCATCCATGTAGTAGATGGACAGGTTTTCCAGCTTCGTGATGAGCATCGCATCCGCCGGGAAGTACGGGACGCGTACCGCCGGCAGGTTGCCGATGCGTTTCTGGCTGATGATGACGTCAGCGGCCAGCATCTCGCTGTTGTCCTGCTCCTTGTTGACGATGGGGAAATACTTGTCCGCCAGTAGCTGACGCCCCACAATCACCACAAGGTCAGGGTCTTCCTGATACCACGGCTCAATCAGGTTGTTGGTCGCATCCATCACCAGTGCGTCAAGGCTTACATAATCACCGCCCTTACCCACGCGGATGACCTCAGAGGTCGTGTGACCTTCCTCGTCAGTGACCTTGCTCATCACGCGCGCCGGGGCTTCATTGCGGTATTTCTGCAGCCAGCCGACCGCCACATCCTGCAGCATCGGATTGCTGCTGCGGTCAGAGGTTTCGGCACGCCTCACGCCGTTAAAACCGGCCATGATTAAATCAAGGGACTGGCGTTTGATAATGGCGTTACGGACACGGAGCTGGAAATCCTGATAACGCGCCCACAGGTCCAGCGTTTTGTAGCGGATATAAAAATCGAAGTTAATCTGGTCGCATTCGTACTTGTTTGACGCCAGCTTCGAGAAGTCCTTCGGCTGACGCTCGGTGCCACCGGCGGTGTCGGTGGTGCTGGCGATGGAGCCGGTGACACCGATGCCAATTTTTTCCCCTTTCATTTCGCTGACCGGCACAATGTTGATGCGGGTCAGAAAGTCAGAGGACTCCTGCATGGTGTTCATCAGGGTCTGGGTGACCGACGGTTCAACGGTGAATTTTTTCGACACATCACCGGCGTCGATGCCGTTCAGTTCGGCAACACGGGACAGGTAGGCATTAAATTTAAAGCGGGTTTCCTGGCGCATAGTTTTTCCTGAAATTAAGGGTTAATCGTGAAGGTTTTCCCGGACTGACTGACGCCGGTTAGCAGTTCGTCATCAGGGCGTCACCGCCACCGCCGGTGGCTTTACTGCGGCGCTGCTGGGTCAGACTTTCGGTGTGGTCGAGACTGTTTTTCAGGCGGGTGAATGCCTGACTGGTTTCATCCGCCCTGTCAGCCACATCCTGCTTAAGTGCGGAAAAGGCGGTTTCCATCTCAGCAAGGCGCTGCTCAGTGGCGCTCAGTTTTTCCTGCACATGCTCAGCGACAGCGGTCACCGCTTCATGCACGTCATTCAGACGGGCGTCATCGCTGGCCTGTTTGCGGCCAAAAATGGATTTCACCTTTTCGGTCAGGGCTGTGAACACGGTTTCAGGCAGGTCTTCAAATTCCAGCTCAACAGGCGTTGCCACTGAAATCAGGTTTTCAGGGCTTAATTTGAAGCGGTTCAGGGGGTTGTGTTTTGCCGTGCGGCAGAATTCCAGGTATTCCGTGCCGAGGCTTGCCGGGTCATCGGTGACGGCCAGCCCCACCAGATAACATTTGCCGGTGTTGGCAAAGTTCGGCTGAATTTCCATTGAGGTATAGACCTTCTGCGCGGCCTTGTTCATCGCGATAAGGTCATCGGTCGGGGTGATTTTCGCAAACAGCGCCCATTTGCCTTTCAGCGCCGAATCATCGTCAATCTTTTCGGCCTTCAGTTCGGCCACATCACCATAACGTTTAAAAATACCGTCAGGCAGGATGCCGCGCAGATGTTCCAGGTTAATACGGCAACCATAGACACGCGGGTCAAAGGTTTCGGCCATTTCCTGAATATCCTGCGCACTGATGACACGCCCGTCACAGGTGTCACCCTCAACGCCGATACGAAAGAATTTTGAGACTTTTTTTGCCATTGTCAGGAGTCCTGAATAGTGATTAGAGGAGTCACATGTCGGCATCAGTTTCCCGACGATGCGCATCCTCCGCCATCAGTCCCGGATGGCTTATCACTGACACAACAGCACCTTAGCGAATCGCGGGGCGCGACTCAGTAGCCTTGCCGTGTATTCATCACGGCGAGGTATTCATGACCATCACCACAGACACCACTCTTTTACACGACCCGCGTCGTCAGGCGGCGCTGCTGTACTGGCAGGGGTTTTCCGTGCCGCAGATTGCCGCCATGTTGCAGATGAAACGCCCGACGGTGCAGAGCTGGAAACAGCGCGACGGCTGGGACAGCGTTGCCCCCATCAGCCGTGTCGAAATGAGTCTGGAAGCGCGGCTGACCCAGCTCATCATCAAACCGCAGAAAACCGGCGGGGACTTCAAGGAAATTGACCTGCTGGGACGCCAGATTGAACGACTGGCACGGGTCAACCGTTACAGCCAGACCGGCAACGAGGCAGACCTTAATCCGAACGTCGCTAACCGCAACAAAGGCGAACGCCGCAAACCGAAAAAGAATTTTTTCAGTGACGAGGCCATCGAAAAGCTGGAGCAGATTTTCTTTGAGCAGTCTTTCGAATATCAGTTGCACTGGTATCGCGCCGGGCTTGAGCACCGCATCCGCGATATCCTGAAATCCCGCCAGATTGGCGCGACGTTTTATTTTTCCCGCGAGGCGCTGCTGCGCGCCCTGAAAACAGGTCATAACCAGATTTTTCTGTCGGCCAGTAAAACGCAGGCGTATGTGTTCCGTGAATACATCATCGCCTTTGCCCGGCTGGTTGACGTTGACCTGACCGGTGACCCGATTGTCCTGGGCAATAACGGCGCAAAACTGATTTTTCTCGGCACCAACTCCAACACCGCGCAGAGCCATAACGGCGACCTGTACGTCGATGAGATTTTCTGGATCCCGAATTTTCAGGTACTGCGTAAGGTGGCATCAGGTATGGCCTCACAGAGTCACCTGCGCTCGACCTATTTCTCCACCCCGTCCACGCTGGCGCACGACGCCTACCCGTTCTGGTCAGGTGAACTGTTCAACCGGGGACGCGCCAGCGCCGCCGAACGCGTGGAAATCGACGTCAGTCATAACGCCCTTGCCGGTGGGCTTCTCTGTGCGGACGGCCAGTGGCGGCAGATTGTCACCATTGAGGACGCCCTGAAAGGCGGCTGCACACTGTTCGACATTGAGCAGCTCAAACGCGAAAACAGCGCCGACGATTTTAAAAACCTGTTCATGTGTGAATTTGTTGACGACAAGGCGTCGGTATTCCCGTTCGAGGAGCTGCAACGCTGCATGGTCGACACGCTGGAAGAATGGGAAGACTATGCGCCGTTTGCCGCCAATCCGTTCGGCTCCCGCCCGGTATGGATTGGTTACGACCCGTCACACCGTGGCGACAGCGCCGGATGCGTGGTGCTGGCACCGCCGGTGGTGGCCGGTGGCAAATTCAGAATACTTGAGCGTCACCAGTGGAAAGGCATGGACTTTGCCACCCAGGCTGAATCCATCCGCAAACTCACTGAAAAATACAACGTCGAATACATCGGTATTGATGCCACCGGCCTCGGTGTCGGCGTGTTCCAGCTCGTGCGCTCGTTCTATCCCGCCGCGCGTGATATCCGCTACACGCCGGAAATGAAAACCGCAATGGTGCTCAAGGCAAAAGACGTTATCCGCCGTGGCTGTCTGGAATATGACGTCAGCGCCACCGACATCACCAGCTCGTTTATGGCTATCCGCAAGACCATGACCAGCAGCGGACGCAGCGCCACCTATGAGGCCAGCCGCAGCGAGGAAGCCAGCCACGCCGACCTCGCCTGGGCGACCATGCATGCCCTGTTAAATGAGCCACTCACCGCCGGTATCAGCACCCCGCTGACATCCACCATTCTGGAGTTTTACTGATGAGCAAGAAAAAAGGGAAAACACCGCAACCTGCGGCAAAAAAAATGACCGCCAGCGCCCCGGAAATGGAGGCATTCACCTTTGGTGAGCCGGTGCCGGTACTCGACCGCCGTGACATTCTGGATTACGTCGAGTGCATCAGTAACGGCAGATGGTATGAGCCGCCGGTCAGCTTTACCGGTCTGGCGAAAAGCCTGCGTGCTGCCGTGCATCACAGCTCACCGATTTACGTTAAACGCAATATTCTGGCCTCGACATTTATCCCGCATCCGTGGCTTTCGCAACAGGATTTCAGCCGCTTTGTGCTGGATTTTCTGGTGTTCGGTAATGCGTTTCTGGAAAAGCGTTACAGCACCACCGGTAAGATCATCAGACTGGAAACCTCACCGGCAAAATATACCCGCCGTGGCGTGGAGGAGGATGTTTACTGGTGGGTGCCGTCCTTCAACGAGCCGACACCTTTCGCGCCCGGCTCCGTATTTCACCTGCTGGAGCCGGATATTAATCAGGAGCTGTACGGCCTGCCGGAATATCTCAGCGCCCTTAACTCTGCCTGGCTGAATGAGTCGGCCACGCTGTTCCGCCGCAAGTATTACGAAAACGGCGCACATGCCGGATACATCATGTACGTCACCGATGCCGTGCAGGATCGCAACGATATCGAAATGCTTCGCGAAAACATGGTGAAGTCGAAAGGCCGCAACAACTTTAAAAACCTGTTTCTCTATGCCCCGCAGGGAAAAGCCGACGGCATTAAAATTATCCCGCTCAGTGAAGTGGCGACGAAGGACGATTTTTTTAATATCAAAAAAGCCAGTGCCGCAGACCTGCTGGACGCGCACCGCATCCCCTTTCAGTTGATGGGCGGCAAGCCGGAGAACGTCGGGTCGCTGGGCGATATTGAGAAAGTAGCAAAGGTCTTTGTCCGCAATGAGCTTATCCCGTTACAGGACAGGATCCGCGAGATAAACGGCTGGCTCGGTCAGGAGGTCATCCGATTTAAAAACTACTCACTGGACACTGACAACGGCTGAACATCGCCGCCTGCGGGCGGCTTTTTTACACCCCGTCATCACACCCTCACACGCTCACCACCGCACAAAACACCCCGCAGACACACCAACGCCCCGGCGCACACTCTAAACGCCATCACGACGTGCTCAGACGCTGAAAAAATAAAATCAGCACCACCGCCAGCGCGCAGTGCTTTCCCCGCCTCGCCCGCCCGCTTCATAGGGCGGTTTTAATGCAGTTGCTTAGATACTATGGATCCGCACCAGCTCTGACCGCAAGCAGCCGGAACGGGCATCCCCGACGCATGCAAAAACATTCACTTGTTGCATGCACGGCTTATTTAATGACAAATCAACTTAAATTTACAAAATCCACAGGTATGGATACTTTGCGAACATGATAGGCTTACGAGAATTATCTAGCCTATTTTTGACCGGAGCAATGTATGCAAGGTAAAGTTGACGAACAGCAATCCAATGATATTGAAGCTGAGTTTGGATACTATCCAGTAGAAGTTAACGTTGAAACTGATGATTTTTCTTTACTTACTTTACCCGGTCTAGCGGAAAAAACAAATCTTATAAACAATCACAGAAATGTTATTAACGGTTGGATATACCCAGGAAACCAAGAAGTATATAACCTCAATGGAGGCATATCCACAATGCCTTTTAGCCAACGAGTATTTGGCTTACCCAAAACACACTCACTAAAATTAAAAAATACATCTTCACTAGAAACTCTCAATTTTGCTGTGTGGTGTCTGTCTTTTTTCAAAGGGATAAGATTAACAACTACTGATGCCGGTTTTTTAGACGCAACCCCAATAAAACCCAGCAAATTAACTGACTTTATTCTGGTCAAGTGCTCTGAAAAAGAGGTTATAGAATTAGCACTCAAATACATGTCTAGCGAGAAAAAAACCAAACACGCACCAATAAATATCGCAGCAATAGTGCATGCACTATTTTTATCCCAAAACCCACAATACCTTAGCTTCGAAAAATTCCAGTATCTTTATATGGCACTGGATAGTTGCTTTGCTTTAACATGGGCAGAAAAGAACAAGTGTACAGAAAAGACTCTAAATCACTCCAGGCGCTTGAAGTGGATCTGCAAAACTTATGGCATACCACGACCATCATGGGTTACAGGCAAAAAAAACATTACAAACATCCGCAATGAAAACTTTCATGAAGCTATGTTTCATGGTCAACCACTTGGCTTTACCACTATTAACAATTATCAATATGGAGATGACATATTACAACAAATGCAGGCTTTAATTTGCCGATTGCTCGTTGCGATTCTTGGTGTTAACGCCCCCGATTACATCACATCGAACGTGAACTCTCGTGAATATCATTCACTAACATTAAAAATATAAAACGACTAAAAATACTCTCCAGTAACAATAAGTACTGGAGATGTATTATCACTAAAACCAATAAAAAATCACAACTAATGCTTTACTTAGATAGTTTATCTTTAATTATATTCAGAACACCAATTATTAATTCACTGATTGGCGTGGCCAACTCAATAGTATTAGATGTCGACTTTGTTCTAAAGTCTTTATCTGTCGGGTGTTGAAATGCTGATTTAAGAAGAGTCAAAAGCAAAGTTAAACCCACACCAAGGATGAATGCAACAATAGCTATTAGAGAACTGGCCGATAACCAATCGGTGGATAAACCAGAAATAGATTTTCTAACTTTATTAGTGTCTGAAGATGGTGTTATCCTCTCATCAGCCATCTTCGGATCCGCAGATAAAGCAGAACATTTTTCTGCTGAAACACAAGTTTGTGCATCTACTTTTTGTGTTATCGCTGTGGCAATACTGCTTTTCGCTTCCAGCAAGCCATTTCCAACAGCCAAAGCAAAGTTAAGCCCCTGCCATAGAAATGTACAAGCAAAACAAAGCACAACGGCAGAGAGCACTAATCGCATACTTCTACGCTCTATACCATCCCGTCTATCTCGCCTTATAAGGATATCAGGATCTAAATCGCCCTTAGGAGTGGTTCCTTGCTCTGGGGACTGTCCAGATAAATCAATATCAGCCATAAAAAAATCACCCTTACATGTACAAACGTAAAGGTGATTTTAAACAGGTTAAAAGTTAAAGGCTAATTAATAAGCCATTCCTAAGCTCTTTAAGCGCCAATGCATAGCGGCTTCTGATACATTAAAGATGCTTGCTAATCTCAAAGTGCTATCAATACCTTCTCTGGATACCAATTGACGTATAGCAGACTCAGGCATTAACAACTCAGCAGCAAACTTGTTTGCTTCAACCTCACGGTAATCACGAGCACCTGTTGAATAATTCCCGACATTATCCCGATGGTACTCTCCGTCCTGGGTATGCCCCAGCACATGATGACCTAACTCGTGTGCAACAGTAAAACGTTGACGATTAGAATGTTCACTAGAATCAAAATAAATCCTATGGACACCCTTTTTGATGACAGCCAGACCGCTTAACCCATCGTTGTTATAAGCCGATTCCTCAAGTGCTTCAACACGAGCACCCCACGCTTTAGCAAGCTTAAACGGATCGACAGGTAGTCGGCGATCCCAATAGCGGTCAAGCAGTTTTTTAGCTGCATAGCTCATGGTTGCCTCCTACGTTAAAAAAGTTAAGTATGCACAGCCATATCACAGTTGTTATTTTATGTCAAGGCTGTTTTTCAGCCATTACTATAACACTAATCCACGTTTTCCCATAACATTTTCGACATCATATATGCATTCAGTTCTGCATATAGCGCTTATCTTTGCTGATAACACGAGATGAATACGCGCAATCAGCCCACGATTTATAAAAAACCTTATAAATCAGAACATTGAGTTAAAAAAACACTAACTACTTGCGCAGCGAGTTGTTAAACCTAAGCGACACTAAAAGAAAATTTCAGAGTCACCGCAGCTTCCACAGAAAACGCAACATAATGATTTTATTGGAATTTATGGCGCTATTTTTAATTACTTGTTTAAATCCGCCATATTGAAACTGTGCATTTCTAGCCACTCACAACTTTAAAAAATTTACATTGCTTTCAAGACCTTATCATCCGTAGTCTCTGCTTTTTACTTTGAGCTATATCAAAAAAAGCTCAAACATCCTTGATGCAAAACCAGTATTACACAACATAAAATGCAACCAGAAACAACGACATACTATATATTGTGTTGTTCAGGTCCTCTGTTCGGTGATATGCCAGATCACTTTGCGTTTAAACAGAGCATTATTTCAGGGCAAGACTTCGCTCAATAGTCACTCCGCCTTAGAAGCGCATATATCGGCGGAAATTGCCCTCTGCTTACAGGAGGCGATATGAAGAAGTGCTATTACTGCATTCTCGTTCTGGCCCTCTTTGGCTATCCATATGGTAGTCCGAGTGGTTTGTCAGTAAACGTCAGTAATATCCATGTAAGTATTTTTCTTTAGTATGCTTCAAACAAAAAAACCACCTGCCAGGGTGGTTTTTTTGCGCCCGTCATCAATCCGATGAAAGACTAGCAAGACTTCGCTCGAGATGAATTATGCTTCGACATAAAGTCACTCGCAATGGTTTTATTAACCGAAATAGATGCTCTTTTATGACTCGAATCAAATAGCTGCCTTCAATTACATGCTAACGATTCAATACAATTTAGCCTTCTGATTCAACACGCTATTGCTCCTCATCTACCTTAGAGGTGCTTCGCATAATCCATTCAAAGACATATAAAATCACGCTGTATTTTTACTCAAATGGGTAACAAAAATCCCGGCCAATCATCAGCGACCTGATAAGTGAAAGGTTTCCCGTCATAATTTACGGTCGCGCCACGCGCCAGCGCCTCAAGCTCCCATCGTTGCGGCCTGATACCGTTCTGAGCGAGATCAACGCGGATACGGGTAATTTGCAATCGTTCCGACCGGGTCAGCCTGGCCGACGGTGCTATTTCATGTGGTTTTAACGGGCTTCCGTTTCTTTGCTGACGATTTGGTGTTTTCAGGCCGTGCTTTAATGCACCCCTGAGCGTCCTCACGACCTCCGGGTCATTCCATTCGATAACACCGTCATCAACCAGATTAAGCACTGCTGCGGCGTGCTCAGAAGGCGAGGGAGCCGGTAACGAAGTATTACCGCCGGTGAGCTTTCCACAGTTATTGACAGGACTCCGAGGCGCGGCGATGCCGCTTTTTAAAGTCAAAGGCTCAACGACCGGAACTTTCGGCACAATGCGCCAGTCCGTCGTTCTGGTGATATGAATATGACGCGCGCCGAGATGCGGCGCGTAAATGCCGACCACTCTCTCGACTTCTTCCTCGTAATCGTTAACTTCATCCGACGGACTACGGGCGACCCTGACAGTCTGACAATCGCGCGGGACATTTGCCCCACCCTGCGCGCTGATATACAACGCAAAATCACCACTGTCTGCGGCGGCGCGTGCAGCCTCGACGCGTTCGTCAAACTCATCAGCAATGCTGACGCCGCGAGGCAATTTGCGTAGCTCACGGTAAGCCCCCATTGTCGGCAGGCCAACCGTTTTAAATTGCGGAATGCGCCACGTAGACGCCCATGCGGTAACAGCCGCTGCAGTGTCTTTCAGCAGCCTACCGGTATCATTATCGAGCTGACCATCCAGTGCATAGCCGTCGATGTTTTTTGAGATGTATTTCGCGATATATCCCGCAGCACCGCCCCGGTTAAGGTGTTTTGCCTGAAAACGGTTTCGCGCGGCTCCTCTTTCGTCGCCATCCTCTTTGAGCGCATAGCGACGCATGATTTCAATAATCTGGTTACGCTGGCGTGGATTACAAAAAAGCATCATATGCCAGTGCGGCGTTCCGTCGTGGTGTGGTTCAACAACACGCAAACCGTAGGCCTGTAAATCATTATCCTTGAATGCCGTGCGCATCAGGCTCCAGATACGGCAGAGATAACGCTGCGCATCCTTTGGATTAAATGCCTCATCGTTCCAGCCGTGATTTAGCTGGACGGTTTTACTTTCGCCTTTTCTGACCTGACGTGTCGGGTGATACTTTGACGGCGCGGTCAGCGTGATAAACATCCCCACATCACCCTCTGCGGCGGCGTAACGCTCAATACCGGCGATGGTGTTCATCAGCTCCATCCGGCGAATTTCTGGATTAGAAATACTGCCCATCACCTTACTGATAAGGTCGATGCGCTCGCCGGTTTCCTTGTTTTCAAGGTCACACGATTTAAGAAATTCCAGATTTGCCTGGCGGCGCGCACGCACATCACGAATGGCATGTTTACTGGCATAAGGAGAACGGTCTTTATTGACCTCCCCGACAGCAATCAGTAACGCCTCATGCCAGCGCATACGCTGGCCTTTAAGCTGATGAGTCCACCACTCATCGTTAAACAGGCGGGCAATGGCAGAATATGCCTGCCTCGTGGTCATCTGCCCTTTACGGTATTTTTTCCAGTAGAGCGGGGAAATATTGAAAGCACGTGCAGCGCCAGCAACATGACCATACAGGTGAGTCTGCGCCTCATCCGTAAACAGCGATTCTTTTTCGCCATGAGCATCAACCCATGCATCGCAGAGTTCCTCATACATCATGAAAAGCTGCGATGAGATACGGGCGGCAAACTTTTTCAGCTCCTTGTCATTCATTCCAGGCAGGCGCGCATAATGGTCACGCTCTGCCAGAAACAGCAACGACGCGTCGGTGTTCATTTCATGGCGCTGATTCACACGCTCAATGCGCGGCCATAAACGACGCTGAAAAGTGGATGTAAGGAAATAAAACCCGTGCACCGGGCTTTTATTGCGCCGGATGTAGTCATAGCGTGAAGTAAACAGCGAGCGCAAAAAGTAAGGCAGGCGGTTAATCGTGGATAAAACACCTTGCACCTGACGCATCTCGTCACGTGTAAGGGGTCTTTCGCGCCCGACAGCCTCGCGTGGCGCGTTCCATGCATAAGCACCGGTAAACGCCTTACCGGTGCCTGCGGCAAATGCTGACGGAGGGACAAAACGCCCGGAGGCTTTAACGGCCATATGAGCCAAAAGCCTCTGAACAACGCTTGCTGAGTTGCTCAACCTGCGCGTTTAAATCAGCAAAAGACTTTGCGCTTCCGGTCAGAATATCGTGATGCATCAGGCCGGAAACGAGCTGGCTTAATTTCGGGTAATAACCAACCACCGCCAGCCATTCCTGACCGGCGTTTTTACCGCTTTCCGCTCTCTTTTTCTCGTGGAGAATAAACTGAAAGCTGTCACTGGTAACGACATAACGTTCGCCAATTTCGATACGAATACTCATGCCATTCTCCGGTAATGCTTGTTTTTTGCTTCAAAGACTGACTGGCAGGAAACACAACGCGTGGCTGACGGATAAGCTGCACGACGGGCAGCAGGTATTGGCGCGTCACACTCTTCGCAAACCAGCGCAGAAGCACCACAATGTTTTACCCTTGCCGCGTTAATCTGGCGCTCCAGTAATTCAGCCTGTTGTTCCTGAATAAAATCTACGTTGTCCGGCATTACCAGTTCCTTTTGTCGTTCAGTTTTTTAAATTCATCAGCGCAATAGCTGGCGATTTCTGTCGTTAATTTCGTCAGTTCATCCACGGAGGAAATTTGCTTGTGAAATACAGCGCGTTTAACAAGTAAATTGACCACATCAGACAGGAGGTTTAATTCACTCTGATAAATCGCGATAACAGATTCAGTTATTTCGCGTTTTTCTTTATCAAGACCAAGTTGAATAAGAGACAAATCGCCATTTTTCATAACGGCGATTTTTAAGGCATTGTTCAGTAATACAACTGAATGAGAACAGGACATCAAAGCACCTCCCCGCGAGACAATCCGATGTTGTGAAATTTTTCCGACTCCTGACTGAGCAGCTCGACTATCTCCACGCGGGATAACTCCGCCTTTGTGATGTGGCGAATCATGGCGTCAAGATGAGAAGAAAAGCGCGTCGCAGCGTCGGCCTGTGCTTCGGTTCTGGCCTGTTGCAGCAGTAATGCGAATTTACCGCACTGATTTTCAGAAACTGTATGCATGACTTTCTCCAGGCAAAAAGAAGCCCCGCACGATTAAGTGCGTTAAAAACTCTGGTTAATTACTTAATGCAGATATTGCTCTGGTTTTACCGACGTCAGAATTGTCGGTGCATACTCAAACAGACTGAATAATTCACGTAATGCACGGAATAAAGCATCACGCCAGTAACATGACTCTTCATTAATTCGCCAGTATGGCTGGTTAAATTCTTTTTCTGTCAGTCGTGCGTGCATAAATAAAGTACGGCGCTGACTGACTGTTAAAAAACTAATATATGCATACTCACTTGCGCCAACCTGACGGCGTTTTGAGAATGCCCCACGCAATTCATCAATTGCACAAACCAGCCGTTCACGTTCGACGTCGTTCATTTCTTCAAAACGCATCGTTGCGTGACGTTGTTTTAACTGCGCATGAAAGCAAACCGTTAGCCGTTCGCGTTCCATCATCTGATTATAATAATCGCATGTCTCCTGCCAGCGAGGGACGGCCAGATGCTTACCAATTATCCGGCGCATAGCTGCTGGCTGTTTTTCAACGAGATTGAGCGTCATCACTGTCATTTCCAGACCCTCCGGCTTTTCAGAAAGGTCAGAGCCTTTTTTACCGGACTCTGTTTTTTGGTGCGGATAATGATTCCCTTACGCCCCTTACCGTGGGTGATGGTGAAGTCAATCGCCCTGGGGCTTTCGTTACGCAGTAACTGAGCAATACAACGCGGTTCACTCATAATCACAACCCCATCCACAAAAGCCATGCATCACGCTGTTCAACTGGTCGGTTATAAAACGCCTCTCGTACAGCGCGATTAAACTCTGGAATGAAAACCCACTTCTCACCGACACGAGCGTTCGGCTTACTTGGATCACGAAGCTCAATAACTGGCAATTTATTCTCTTTTACCATCTTGACTACAGCCGTTTCTGGCTTACCAAGTAACTCTGCAAACTTAACCGTATGTACCGCATCAATCGGGTACTGAATCACATAGTCATTGACTTCCATTGATTAGCCCTTTTTGCTTTCGTGTTACCCTTATTAGATCCAGTCCCTTCTAGGTCGCCCCTGTCCTTTCTAGGGACTGGCTAACACACTCAAAAGGTCACCAATACACAACCTTTTGACGGGAATATAAGTCACCAATAGGTTACTGTCAAATGCAGACATTCGAAAAACTGAAAGCGATTAGGAAAGCAGAAGGCTTAACACAGGCGAAATTCAGCGAAATTAGCGGGATAGCTCTAGGAACAGTCAAAAATTACGAAAGTGGGCATAAAGACCCTGGTCTCAGCATCGTTATGCGAGTCACAAATACGCCTTTATTTAAAAAATATACGCTCTGGTTAATGACTGGTGATACGTCACCACAAGCTGGTCAGATCGCGCCGGCTCTCGCACACATTGGGCAAAAACCAACAGAATCAGACCACTCCGAAAAACAGACTGGTTAACACTCTATAAACATTACATTTTCACCATTTGTTACCAAGATGGTGAATACAGCGTCAGAGGGCTTTCTTATGTCAATTAAGAAGCTCGATGATGGACGCTATGAAGTGGACATTAGACCTCGCGGTCGCGACGGAAAACGCATCCGCAGGAAATTTGAAAGAAAAGCTGAGGCTGTAGCATTTGAGCGATACACAATCGCCTACGCCAGCCAGAAAGAATGGGCAGGTCAGCGAGCAGATCGCCGAACTTTGAGTGAGTTGCTGGACATCTGGTGGAAATATCACGGGCAAAACCACGAGCATGGAACAAAAGAGTTTAATCATCTGCTCAAAACCATCAGCGGCATAGGTGATATACCAGTGAGCCGGATGAGCAAAAGAGCTTTGATGGATTATCGTTCCATGCGACTACGTGATGGTATCAGTGCCGCAACGATAAACCGTGACATGTACCGATTATCCGGCATGTTCACAAAATTAATTCAATTGGATGAATTTTCCGGGCAACACCCAATTCACGGACTGCCGCCACTGGCGGAGGCCAACCCTGAAATGACGTTCCTGGAAAAAGCAGAAATCGAAAAACTGTTAAATGTTTTGGCTGGTGATGACTTACTTGTCGCACTTTTATGTCTGAGCACTGGAGGAAGATGGACGGAAGTTGCCACGCTAAAACCAGCACAGATTACAAATTGCAGGGTTACCTTCCTGAAAACCAAAAACGGTAAAAAGCGAACCGTGCCGATTTCTGAGGAACTGGAGAAAAAAGTTAAAGAGGAGGCCAGCGCTAAATTATTCAAAGTTGATTATGAGAAGTTTTGCGGGATTTTACGCAGAGTGAAGCCAGATATACCACCCAATCAGGCAACCCACATCCTGCGGCATACATTCGCAAGCCATTTCATGATGAATGGGGGCAATATAATCGCACTGCAACAGATTCTGGGACATGCGAGCATTCAGCAGACGATGGCCTATGCGCACCTTGCGCCTGACTACCTGCAAAATGCCGTCGCGCTGAATCCTCTAAAAGGCGGAGTGACGTTATAA